GAGTATCTCTTTGTCCATTGTCTAATTCAAAGTGAGTAGTAACATCAACGGAACCTGTAGTCTCTACAACCGATACTAATTCGTGTATATCTGCATGGTCAAGCTTCATACCAGTGCCTGTATAGTCAGGATTGTTAGATGCAAGGAAAGCTACTGAAGTATCACCACTCAATGTTTTGGTCTTCATATCTAAAGTTCTAACCATAGGAGCAATCAATCGTAAGGTATCACCCTCATATGCACTTAAACCACTAACTGTGACTGTTTGAGTATTATTACTAAATACATATTCAGACATATTATCAACTGGAGGGTTATCTGTAAGTGAAGAACCATCGTCATTCACCAATATCCAATTTGTATTAAGTGATTTTGAACCAAATACTTCATTAGCAACACCTGTTGTGAATACTGCTACACCACTTGTTACATCACCAGTTGCAGCATGTATACGATTTGTCTCAAATCTAAAGTTATAATCAGTAGAACCATCTGTCATGGTATTGAGTGTCTTAATTCGTTTGTATGGTAATTCAAATATTAATCCATCAGGGCCAAGGTTAAACGATTCTATTGCTGCAGCAAAGTCATAAGATGATTGAGCATCTAATTGAGTTGCACCTGTCATTGTACCTGTAAAATCAAATATGTGTATTCTATATCTTGAAGCTGTATCACCACCATTACCACTTACACGTTCGATTGAGCGTGCACGACATGTACCAACTGATGAACCACTTCCATTCTCAATATCTATTTTACCAAATGTAGTAATGTCTGGGAAACCGTCCATACTAGTCACTTCAATATAGTTATTATGGGTAATCTCTGTAACTTTATCTGTTACTCTTTCCGATGTCCTTGCTTTATCAAAGTGTACATTGGTTGTACCAAGGGTTTGTATCTCATAACCTCTTACATATGCCTTTGAAGGCTCAACACCAAGGGTTAATTTAGTGGCTGTGCCACCTGTATGGTCTTTAACCAATGCTTTGAATGGATTAACGTAGTAGTTACCTGATTCGTCGAATGTTCTACGAGCTAATTCATCAGCAAGGTGATTATAATCTGCAGTTCGTGCATTCTTTGTAATATAACCATCTTCTAATCTAGCGATAAGAACAAAGTTACCATTTGTAGCATTAACTGCTTGAGATGATAGTGTAGCTGTAATAGAATAACGATGTGCACCTGGGGCTGACTCATTAGGTGTACCTGTAGCATTATCATTTAACGATGAATCACTACCTGAACTGACAAGGGATTCAGTGACAAGTAAGCCTATATCGAATGATACGTTATGTGAATATTTAGATAATACGATTGTTTTAGCTTTAGCTGTAACAAAATGCTTTTTAATATAATATATGCCATCTTCTAGTGACACAATAGAGCCAAAGCCTGTAGCAGAAGCTGCTTTTACTTCAGCTGATTTATTTGCACCATCTGTAATCGTTGCGTTATCTGCAAAAACTGTGCCTGATATGTATTTAACGAATAGTGTAATAGGATCTGAGCCAGAAGCTAATTCTGCATGGACAACCCTAGCTACGTTAGTACCATCAGTAAATTCAGTACCAACTAACTCTGCAACTGTATCGCAATAAGCATTAACAGAATCTAATTTAATATAGTCAATTTTATTATGGAGGTGAACAGCACCTGGTACAACAACTGAACCATCTTTAAATGTATGGTCACCATGAGATGACACTTGGTTTTGTAATTGTGTTTGTAGCTGAGTTAATTCTCTTGCTTGTACAGCCTTACCGGGTCTAAATAATATCCTTTGATATTGTTCTTTAGGGCTGAGCGTGTTACCTGAGGCAACCTGCTCAAAATCGTCCCAATATGGTTCTACGTTAAATGAAATTGCCATATTTCTGTCCTATTTAAAATGCTATTACTAATCTTACTGTTTCTACTTGTCCTGACGCTCTTGTTGTAGCCGTTCTATTCTCTATAAACATTACATCACCTGAATGATGGTTAACTAATGGGTTACCTACTGCTGAAATTTGATTACCAGCACCAGATGAACCTGTTGCTCTTGTCAAATGTGAAGTAGTGAATGTACCAAATCCAGTAGATTCATTTTGTATATAATGTAATACACCACTAGTGTTATTATATTCTACACATATGCCTTTAGCACCAACCGTACCGCCAGTGTGGCCTTCAAATGCAAAGTCAGCTACATATGTACTTGATAATGAAGCAGGAATTGTTACACTCTTACATACATTATATGCACTAGCTTCTGCAATTTGAGCAATAGTACCTGAACCAGATGATGTTGTAGCGATAGCTTTAAATACTTCGCCTACAACTGGATTACCACTTGTTGAACCTGCTGTCGCCCAATGTGCATCTGATGATGTACCCATTGTTAAAATCTTATAAAAGTTACCAATAACCATTGAGCCAGAAGCTGAAAGAGTTGCTGTTTCAGTAGCCTTTTCAATTGGGTTTTTAACAACTGCTATCTGTCTAAAGTCATTTGAATCAGGAATTGAACCTGACTCATCGCCAGTAAATACTGTATTAACTGTTACATAATGTGCTCTTAAATCATTTGTAGGATCTGCACCATATCCGCCTGGAGGGCCGATAACTGGTCTGACCGTTGCTGCTGTAGATGAACCACTTGTGGTTAATGTAACTGTAGCGTGGGTATATCCTGTGCCAACGTTAGTCATTGTAACACTATTAATTGCTCCACCAGATACTGTACATGTTGCTGCAGCATTTGAACCATCACCTGAAATAGTGATCGTTGGAGCTGATGTATATCCAACACCCGCAGTAGTTATCTTAAGGTTATATATTGCACCATCAATTGCATTACCTTGTACAGCCCATTGTGCTGTTAGTCCAGCATCAGCACCAACTGCTGGTTGTTCTGTTAATTTTCTGCAAGGCATAAATGATGATGTTAAAAACTTAGTTACATCAGTTGCTGGGACTGTATACATATATTTCCATATATAACCATCGTTAGCTGATACGCTACCGATAACACCTGATGTTTGAACACCTATAGTGTCTGGGTTATATGTACTTGCGCCTGCACCGGCTCTCAAACACATATATACATTATTGTTATCTGATATAACAAAATATGTTTTGCCTTCTATATTTGAATCTTGATCGTCATATTCTACATATGTAGTACCAGAAACCCATAGGTTTCTTTTTGTACAATGAACAATGTCTGCAGCATCAACTCGTTTCATGGCAAACATGTTTTCCCATAAAGTATTTGATGCGTAGTCATTTTCATATGGGGTGTCCGGAGATGCGTCATCCGTCCATGCGTTTGGCCGTCCCAGAGCCATATAGAATTGATTATCACTAAGACTCTCAACGAATTTATTCGTTGAATCTAGTCTGAATTTGCTTGTGATTATTGCTGCCATGTCTTTTCCTTTATTTTATGAAATAACGAGTGAATTATGTCCACCCATTCCGAATTGTAAACCTATATTGTTATTTATACTATCTTGCACTGTATATCGAGCAAAATCACTATTTGGGCCTAAATAACTGAACTTCATGTTCTCCCAATGATTTTGCATACCTATAATGCTAAATTCTGAACTACCTCGTGCATAATGGGTATACGATTTCTCTAATATGTGACTATTAAAACTTACTGGTCCAACTTGATGTGCACCTAAAGTTAACTGTATTTTACCAACAAACGGTAACCAGCCATATTGCGCTTGTGTATTTCCTTGGTCTAATGCTGAAATAAAAATCAATATTTCACCAAAGAATTTAAATCCTGCAGGGTGAACTAATCTTGTAAATGCATTTTTCCAATCTGATACGTTCTTACCAGTTTTTAATACATATGAGAATTGCTGATAGTAATAAGAATCTTGTAAAAACTTTTTGTCTGATAAGAAACCATTGACCGTAGTAAATAATCCTTTAGCATATGTTCTTACAACATCATTATTTGCTAAAGCACTTGTAAAATTTAATCTATATTTGGTTGTACCTGAATCTGAATATACCTCTTCGGTATAATCTGTAACTGGAACTTGATATGTGTTATTGACAAATACTACGTCATCATCAAAAATGGCTGCTTGAGCTGCATCATTATTTGCAGGAGTTACTGATGGTGTGCCACTAATTGTAAATGTATGATTAGGAGTAAATGTAGTTCTATCAGCTTTAATAGCCGTTTCTTGATTTGTCCAATCTCCATCTGATGGATTAAGTAAATCTTCAAATGGAAAATATGTTTCAACATCATCATCGTATATCATTCTAAAGAATGACTTAATAGATTCAGGTGTACCTCTACTTCTATAAAATTCAACAAGCCTCTTATAAAACATTCTTGGGTTTGTAGCAAAGTCCCTAGGTACTGCAACACCAATTTCATTTTGGAGTTCATTAAGGAGTTTTTCCTCAACAAAGTCAATATCTCTTTGGATATCTATAGCATTAAGATAGAATCCAGATTCATTTGAACGCTCTAAATATAATGCATATGTCTTAAGAAAATTAACTAGCTCAGGATATGAACCTTCTATATGGTCTGGTGTTAATTCATCGATATATGATGATATATTATATTTTCCAAGTCCATTTGCCATTAGTTACTTACCGTTGTATAATCAATACCAGCAGTAGTACCACCAGTAGCCATAGTATCTATCTCTCCTGAAATTGTTGCAGTTGAGGTATTAATTGTTAATAATTCATTTCTTGTAGGTGATATATCAGATGATGCCGGCTTAACCGTCACATCAATTGTAGTCATACCAGTAGGTACTCCAGTTGGCTGAAATGAGTTAAGAGTAACCGTTCCATCTTCTTCATTTACATCACCAATGTTAGTGGCTAATACTAAATTAGCTGTATCAACTATTTGAATAATTCTTGTATTACTTGAACTGTCATAAAAATCTTTAAGTCTACCAGTTTGGCCAGCGTATGTAAAATTGGTTGATGTCACATAAGAACCAGTAGTACCTGTAGTAGCATCTAAGTCAGTCAATGGTTGATTAAACTTAAGTGTATATTTAGTCTCTTCTCCAAGTACTGGTGTAATTTTTTTAGTCATTTTAATACGAGTAATATTAGATAAGATAGCAATGTTAGTATCGTCAATCTTTTTAAGAACATTTGAATCTCTATATACTCCACCAAAACTCTTTAATGTATCATCGTTATATGTCACAAGTGTATTCCTTATTGAGGTTGCCAAACCAGATGCTGTTACTGTAGCAAGGTTAGGATTATATTTAAAATAGACTTCGAGGTCGATATAGGTGTATTCTGGGTCGACAAGAACCGGAGTGATACTTACAACGTTTTTTGGCTTTAAAATACTTGTTTTAATAGTAGTTTTTTGGTCATCGGTGAGTGTTTCAGCTGATAATGGCTTAATGGAGACATACACCTTACCATAATCGGGTACATCATGGTCTTCTCCACCCCATACTGCAACAGCTTCAACATCGGCAAATTCGTTTTTAATAATGGCCTTATAATCATCTGGTGTTACAGCCCTATTTTGTGATACGTGCGCAAGAGGAGCATTAAATTTAATAGCTTCTTTTGTTTCCCTTGCAGCTCCACCAGTAGCTTTACTTACAAGTGTAATTGTTTCATTACTATTACCATTAAGTGAATCAGTCATAGTAAATACTGTAGCACCATTCACATCATCACCTGATGGGATTGAAGCATATTCTATTTTAACTGTATTACCATTCCCTGGTCTCCTACCTAGAATGTTATCACCAAACTTAATTTCGTAATAAGCATCTCTTCCTTCCTCTAAAAAGTACACTTCAGATGAGCCATCAAGATTAACAACATTACTATTAAGAGAATAAACCTTAGATGCACTTGTAGAATCAGAATCTATTATAGTAACTTTAATTGAGGCTGTATTTACATTTTTAGCAGGAATAATATATTGTTCATATACATTATCTTGATAAGTATATGTTATTTCTGATAATGTTCCTTGTTCAATAGCAACATTTTCAAATAACCAACCATTCGTGGCATCAAAGTTAATTGTTTGAGTAACTGAATTAAACATTGGATATGTTATACCATCAATAGTTGTTTGGAATTTTGTGCCTCTTGGCATACTTAAAGTAAACGGTACATTGCTTCCATCATGATTCCATAAAGGTGTAGCTGTAACATCATAATTCATTTTCATATTAATTACAGCAGTTGATGGAGCAATAGACCTTGGTGTATAACCTAATAACTTAGCATGAGATACAACAGAAGCTCGTAATTGAGCAGTGTCAATAAATGTTTCATTTAATGCAAAGTTTGCATTCATTGAATTCACATGAGTTACATAACTTAATACATCAATAATGGTTGCCATTGCAGAGCCATCGTAATTATAGTCATTAAAGGTAGTATCTGTTGCTTTCATATATGCAACTAGATTTGCTTTTATATTATCAAAGTCTAATTCACTTGCTGAAATTCTGCGTTCTATTGCCATTATCGTAATCTCTCTATTGTGGTAGCTATATCAACTACTTCATTACTTGATTTAACTTTACCGGTTACTGTTATAAATACTTCGTTATCGTCAGCATTCGCCTGTATATTTGTATTAAGTACTTGTATTCTTGGTTCATAATTTTTTAAAGCAGTATTAATAGAAGTTGCCATATTTGCTGCTGTTATATTTGACATATTCTCAAATAAATATGCTCTTAAGTTTGCACCAAAATAATAATTAAATGGACGTTCACCATGATTTGTTTGTAATATATTTAATACACTTTGTGATATAGATGCATTATCTTTCTTTATTCCAATGTCATTTGTATTAGGATTTTGCTTAAAAGTAAAATCTACATCCTTATACGTTTCTTGTCTTGCAATTGTTGCCATATAATCTATTTATACCTTTATTAACTTAATGCGCCAGTATTTCCAGCACTTGACCCACCTGTGATAGCATGAGTATGTCCATCAATTAATTGTGTGTTACTCGTAGTAGTTGTACCTGTCACTAGAACATCACCATCTAATTTTATATCTGCTGACTTTAATGTCATATCACCTGTGCTCTCTATATCTGTTGTACCAGTTGAGAATAATTTAAGAGTACCTGCCGAATTTACATCAATTTGACTTGAATCACCTGTGGAATTTATATCAATAATGCTCTCATCACCTGTAGCATCTATAACAATATTACCTACCACATCCATATCAACATTACCACCAATGTCAATATCAGCATTCTTAAAAATATTTAATTTAGCATTTTGAAGTGCTGTTATATCAACCTCACCACCAATAATAGCATTTAAACCACCTTCAGTGTGTAATTCAATATTACCAAATGATGCTAGGTATGATGTTTTG